CTGTGACTTAAATAGTGATCCTAAGTATGGTTGTTGACTAATTAAAACTTGTTGTTCATCAGGTAATCCAACAGTTGATATATCAACCTCTCCCATTCTTGATATCCAACAGTTATAGTTTTCTGCTGGCGTCACAAGAACTAATGCATACTCCTGTTCTCCTGTCAAATAGATCGGAGATTCAAAAGTAAATGTCGTTGGAATTGATGCGTCTTCAGATACATTTACTTCACTTGGATCTTTAACAACAACACTAAATGGTAAGATTTTAGATGTTGGCAATCCAGTTTCAACTGTTCTAACTTGTAGAGTCAATGGCAACTCTTCATCTTTTGTTTGCATGAATACATCAACAGATGTTATAAACACACCAGATGTCTCATCAACACGGAAAGTTTGTGCAAGTGGGTCATAGTATTGAATACCAGTAACTTCTGTTACTGTTTGTCCAGCAGGGCCTTCAACTCTTCTTGTAATTCTATCATTTAAAACTCTTTGTTCCTCAGTCGATAATCTTTCAATTTGAGGAGTTTTAATACTTAATATTTGTTCTTGAACTGTTTCTAATTCACCCTTGGCATGGAAGTTTGCTTCAGCAGATCCTGTAACAGTTCCAGCAACTGTGGAGTTTGTTGGACTTGTAGTTAAACGAAGAGTTTTTGTACCAGTTTCAAATCTTGGGCTTGAATCATCATTAGGATCTGGTATGTTGTAACAACACTTTAGATTTCCAAGAGTGTCGCTAATTAATCTCATGCTTTTTATTTTTGCTTGAGCTCCAGTGCTATACTGATATAAATGCATTCCAACCGCACCATAACCATTAAATCTTTGAGAAACTTGTGATGCAAGATGGAATGTATCAATATTCAAAAGAGTTGATGAAGTTGAATATACACTTGGAACTGGTGCTTTATTATCATATGGATTTACTGTTAATACCTTAGTTGGAGCATCGTATGGGCCTTCTTTATGATTTGGTGCAGCAAGTCTAAAATTAAATGTTTTATGGTAAGCGCCAGGATGATGACCATGAACTCTTTCCCCAACTTGGAAAACACCACTTATCATTTCAATTTCAAGTAATTTTGGTGTTGTAAATGCGGTTACATCAACGTTATCAAAGTAAACATAGAACTGAGTTCTAGGTTTCATACGATTTGCAGTTATCTCAATATTTCTCTCCCTCATATAAGGAATAATATCACGACTTAAAGTTCTATCACCAAGAGATTGTTCTGTAACTTTTGGAGTGACTTTATATTGAATACCCTCTCTTGACTGTTCAGTTGTTTTTACAATATCCTCATACTTTTGTGAAGTTTTTAAAGTTGCATCAGTAATTTTACCAGCACCTTTTGGAACCCATTTTCCATTCAACTTCAATACCATTCTATAGTTGGCAATATTTTGAACATTCAACTTTGTGCCTGGTGGTAAATCTTTAGGATCAACAATATCCATCTGTTTCTCTGATGATCTTTCCCAAGTACTTTCAACTTCTTCAGATGTCCAGTTTGTTTCCCATGCACCCCAATTGACTTCACTAAATCCAGTTTGTCTATCAATACCTAATTGAGCAACTGTATTGTCAAACTGAGATGTATCTTCGGTAACATTTGCATCAACACGTTTTGTATCCATCCAAACATCAGAATCTGGAGAAATTGTCATATCTCCTTGATAATAAACAATTAAGAATGGGTTAACATTTTCAACTCTGGAGGCATATATTTGTTTTAACATTTCAGATTCAGTATAATCTAAAGTTAAAAGTCTTCCAGTCTTTTTAATGTTTTCACCATCAATATCATCAACATGATTGATATCTAAATTTGGATTAGCGGTTGTTCCGATACCAATAAATGATCTTGAACCAACAATTAAATCAAGGCAAGTCGTATAATGGCCAGGTCTTAAATAACCATTTTTTGCATCAATACTTGCTGAAAAATCTGGGTGTGCAATCTGATGAGCTGCATGTTTTTTAAAGTTATCAACAAAAAATCCTGATTTGAATCTATTCAAACCATTTGCATCTGTGATAGTTAGATTTGCAGTATCAGATTCAAGAAGAGATAATCGTGTATAGTATTCAACACTATCAAGTCTTTTTTCAAGTCTTCCAATGTCTGCCATTGTAAAACGTTTATGATTCGTGCGAATCATTTTAACTTGATTAATATTCTCAACAAACGGAGGCATTGAAATTTTAGCCACTTCAATCGAATCACCTATTGCCTGTGGTTCTTTTGGATCATCTGATGGGATGCCTTGAAGGTAGATAAAATCACCAGCTTTATCTAAGAATAATCTATCTTTTCTACCTTGATAGTAATTATAAGATACAACTAATGTTTCATCTGGAACTAAAGGATCTGGAACATTTGTTCCCGTTGAAAATGTTCTTGATGCAAAATCAAATGGAGATAATGTAGATGAAGTATTATATGGAGCAACTCTTGGTCTAATATCAATTAAATCACTTACTGATTCACCATAAAAACGATCCACAGGAATTAACTCTTTAGAATCTGTTGGATAACTAGATGCATTAAAGAAATCTCCAGTATCATCAGATGTAATAAAGAAGTTTTTAAATACAATTTTTAATCTATTTGTAGGTGCTTCAAAATCTTTCTTTCTCTCTATGAAAGAAAAATCACAATAAGTTGGTTTGTAATTTGTGCTTAAAAGATATTCATTTGTAATATTACGATCACCACGATCTGAATCAGTTACTAAAGCTGTGATTCCAGATCTTTCAGTTTTAATTGTTTCACCAACTGCAAATTCATTTTGATTGAGTAAAACTATTCCGAGAGTTGTGGTTGATGGTTTTTCAGCGACAACTGCAACAGTGTTACTATCTAATCCTGTAATTTTTTCACCAACAATTAAATCTGAATTATTTCCACTTGGCCCTGAATATGCCGTTAAAGTTAGTGATGGTAAATCAGCGTCACCAGCATCATTTGATTCAAATACACCAAGTAATTGAACAGCGTCAGGAACATTTAACGAAATTTTACGATCTTGAACTCTAGTTCCAAATATACGATTAGGTGTTAAACCATCATTTAAAGTATTGGTGCCGATACCAGATGCAGATAATGAAGAACGAGTAATATTAATTACATTTGCTGAGTTTAATTTTTTAAGTTTATTTTTAACTTTACTTTTTAAAACCGTTGCAAATAAATTTGCCTTTCCAGCAGTGCTACTTAATCCAACAAATGTTACTGTTTTCTTATCCTCTGCAATTGTTATTTGACTTTCTTTTAATGGTTCAATAGATCCATCATTATATGATATAAAATATCTCTCTTCATCAAATGGTTGGAAGAATAAATCTGCACCAGCAGTTGGTGATGTGAATGAATTATTTGCAACTGTGATATCACTAAACTGTTTTCTGAGTTGAACTGTGGTTGTTGTTACATCTAAACTCTCAATGTTGTTATGTCTTACAGGAGTTAAAAGACTATTTGCACTCAAATCAAAACTCGTTCTACGAAGTAAAATGTCGTTTACATCAACGCCTGAAGTTGAGTTAACAACACCACCGTCTGCAACACCAGCAACTGATGTAATACCAGCAACGTTTATTGATGTTCCGTCAGTTGAAACTCCAGTGATACGATTAAATCTTGGAATAGTTTCACCAGGCACACTATAACTAATAATATTATTAGCAGTTATAAGTCCAACAAAATTTTGTCCTGATGATGTGATTATTCCAGTGTTTCCACTATTATTACTTAATCTTAGATTACCAGAAATTAAATTAGTAAGTTTAGTTCCATCATCAAGTAAAACATCTGCTTCAAACGTTGATACACCAACAGCACTCTTTATTGACTTAACATCATTAAATCCAAAAGAATCAACTTTAGTTATAACTCTACCATCTTGAACACCATTAATTATTATTGATTCATCTTTTATAAACTTACCATTTACATCAATCAAACTCATATCTGTTACATTTGTTCCAGATGATCTAACAAATCCTGTTGCACCACTTCTTGCACCTTGTATATGATCTGATGCAGTTAGTGAAGTGATTGCTGTTGCAACTTTTACATTTGTGAATGTTTTAATATCAAATAAACGAGTCTCATATTGCGTTCTTGTATCTACAAAACTTGCAGATTGTGCTTTAAAATCATACAATCTTGCGAGACCAATCTCAGATCCGTTATTTCCTCTCCTTCTATCAATTAAAGATACCGTCGCAGTAGTCCCGATTCCTAAACTTGGAGATCCAAATACATTATTTACAAATAAAGGATCACCAGTTGTATAACTTACAGCTTCTTGTTCAACTGCTTTTGTTGTTCTTGGTTTTGGAACATCAATAAAACCAGTTGCAATTTTTTCAATTTTATATCCTTTTACATACGCTATGCCAGGTGATATCTGCATCACCATTAAATCTTTTGATGGTATATTACCTTGAGTTGTTTTTTGTTCTGGACTGTAAATTCCTTTATTTCCAATTGAATCATTTAATGATTCTTTTGCAAAAACTTCAAAAGGTTTTACATAATAATCTCCAGACTCATCATATGTTCTTCTAGCTAATCTATCATTAAGAAGATTATACTGTGTATCTTTAACAAAAGTTTGTAGTTCACCACCCTGAACACGAGCAATTTCAATAAAATTTTGATCATTTGTATCATCAAGATTCTTTTTTGTTAAACTAATATTAATTTGAAGACGATCAGCGCCAGGAGCTGCAAAGTTTGTAAATCCTGATGCATTATCGTTTAATGATGGATCTTCGTCAGCAGTAACAAATTCTTCTTGAATATCAAATCCAATACGATATGATGGAGTGCTGTTATATTGTTCTAGAACTAACGTTTCACTTTGAACTTGAGCAAAAGTTCCACGAACAAAGTATACACCTTCTCCGATTGACATTGCGGATCCAGTTGCAGTTGCACCAAACGCTAATGTATTTGCAAATGGTTCATTTGCAGAAATGACACTTGCACCAAAAACAATATCTTGATTTGCTGATAAACTCTCACCATCATCAAATTTTTCTTGTGTGAAATCATCACCAGATTTTTCATATTTAATATAAAGAGTTATATTTCCTCGATCAGAATCTTCTTTGGATAATATTTTTTTAATTGTTGCAGTAACACCTGATCTTGCACCTGTTATTCTTAATCCAATTAGTTGATCTAAGTATAAGGAAACAGATATACCTAAAAAATTCTCATCAATTTGAACACATGTGAAGTTATTATCATAACTTAAGTTGCCTGGAATTACTTTTGATCCTTCTTTAAAAAAGTGCGTACCAAACTGTTCAATCTGATTTTGTAAAATCGATTGTAAAGTGCTTAATTCTCTTGCTTGAACAGGCGAGCCTGGTTTAAAAAGAACTCGATAAAAGTTTTTATTTTTATCAAAATCGTCAAAATATGGATTGACGTTAAGATTTGTTTCCTGTGGCATGATTCTTTAAAATTCCAGTACGATCTTGATGTCTTCTTTCTGTTGGGAACTACGAGTTACTGCAGCTCTGTTATCTACATATATGATATCGCCACTATATTTTTCAACTTCAGGATTGGCGACACCTTTCACAAAACTCATTCCTAAATTGAAAGTCCTACTATTTATTGATGTAGACAGACCAGGCTCTTCGGAGGTTCCAAAATTAGTATCTATAACTAAATTATTTGTTCCACCAAATATAGTGGTTCCAGCACCAGTAGCGGGATCGGCACTAAATCTGAATAGTTCAAATCCATAAGTTGGTGCAGATCCATCAGTTGATATCGCAAGTCTACGATCTTGCCAATATTTAAGAACACCTGTTTGAGAATCATAATTAATCACACGACCAACAGCAGTTGATCCTATACCAATTTCCTGAGTTACTTCAGAGTCAGCTGTGAATGTCGTGGTTGTTGATCCAGCACCAGTTAATTTTAATGCGTATACAGCACTTGCTTTTTGTAAAGTTAATATATTTGCTGATCCAAATGCAAGAGGATCACGACAAAGACCAACACGAGAGAACTGGTTTCCTGTAATGAAATCTGGGTTTGATGTATCGTTTTCTAAACGAGAGTATATTAAAACACGATTTGCACCCAATTCTCTGTAAATATCAGCACCATGACCATCTTGAGGTGGTATGATTACATTAAATGCAGCATCTGTGGATCCTGATGGGTTAGTTAATCCAACATCATTTAGTCCGACTGAACCAAAAGTATAATTAGAACCACCATTGGTAATTTCAACTGAGTCAATTTTACCAGCAGCATTTACAACAACTGAACATTTACCACCACTTCCATCACCTTTAATAGGAACATTATTGTAAGTTGCAGCAGTTCCATAACCAACACCACGATTTGTAATAGTCACAATCTTTAACTGACCACTTGTAGCAGCGTTATTTCTTACCGAAGCAACATCATTATTTGTACTCCAGTTTTGTGGTAAAGGTATAAAACTTGTTGAATCAAATTTAATTATGCTATTTGGATCAATTGTAAAAAGATACTTCCAAATATATCCGTCTCCAGATGCACCAGCTGATCTTGGTTCTAAGTCTGTGAATAGTGGTTCATCAAGAGATGGTCTTCCAGATGAGTTTTCTGGATTCGTTCCATTCTGTAAACAAACATAAACTCGGAAGTTTTGATTCATTACATAATAGTTCGTATCATATAAATTAGTTGAACTAGTTTGTGGTGATAAGTTTGATCGAGAATAATCATCTCGATACAT